GTACGTAGAGTACGGAAGGGGTGTTGTGATGTTTTTATCTATATTATGCAAACGTTTTCCGTTGAGCACAAGATGTTTTCTGTCTTTTGTCAGATACGTATTGCTCACATTCCCCGGAAATTCGAACGTCTTCCTTTTGTTCATCAGCCGCCCCATGTGCTTCCATAGTAAAGTTGTCCCCAACTCGCTCATCGATCGATGATGTGTCATCACAAACGGGCGGGGGGTCATGTATATATATAACACGATCCTTCTTAAACCTGTGTGTTTTGACAGAATCGATGTCGTCAGTCGTATTATCGTAAAAGGCGGACATGGTGTTGTTATTCTTTTCGACATTCTTTAGGTAAAAATTTAATTGCGACAATAATGGATCCAGTGAGACGTCTCATGGACATCATCGATACGTACGCAGAAGGTATGTCTAATGATGACTATTTACAGGCTTGTAATATTCTCAAAAGATTACACACGAGTAGAAGCACGCCGAGGAGAATGCCTTTGAAAAAGAAAATGAAATTAGTATTACATAAAATAGACGAGGTGGACCCAGATATGGTACCTATTTTCGCACACCCGTACACGCGCGCACAATTAGAGTACGCGGAATGGATTTGTCAAGAACTGAACATCGACGTAGATCAGTTGTACGCTACTTCTTCTCCATACGTGTAATTTCGTGAAGCGCTAATGACATGTCTGGATAAAACTCGCAGTACGCCATGCGCAGCACATGATTCTGAGCTTTTAGCTCGATATTTTCCTTCACGAGACCTTTCAAGTTGTTCACCACACGATTCGTGTACATCTGGACGAACGTGTCGACGAACAATACCATTTTATATTCCATATAAAAATATTATGCCTTTATATCTTATACTACATGCAGCGTACTGAACATAAAACGAATTTACCATTCACATATTCAGTGAATGCGTTGGCATTCGCAAGTCTGATATCCGGTAAACACAAAGAATACGCGCTTCCGTTGACCTTAGGTGCTTTACTCACTGGTACTGTATCCGCCCATGTATATCCTGAAGGGATCGCAAAAAAGTACGGGCATTCAATTCAAGTCGTCAAATTAGCGGATGTTCTCGCACATTGGCTCCCAGCATATTTGTTGTATAAAAATACAAAGGGTAAGGTTCGTTCTCATCATATGGTAACCGCTATAATTTTACCATTGTTGTACTTTTCATATCAATATAAAACACAACGGGTAGTAAATCCTATCAAACATATGATGGCAACGTATCCAGGTGTACCTTTTTGGGTATTCACACTTTATTTAGGAGGTGTTTCACTTCCTAAAATACTTCACAAATAATGTAATTTCTCCAAATAATAATATCAATTGTTGTGACATTACTAGTAACTTTGCGCGTCTTGATTTAGGACTGAAGTCACCATATCCAACCGTTGACATGGTGGTGAAAGAAAAATAGTACGGATCAATTTTATCTATAAATCCAAAATCAGATTTTGGCATTCTGCTATACATAATCGCATATACTAACGAAATGGCTACTAAAATTCCAATTTCAACGAAATATTCTGGTATCATCTTATATATATTGCGTAAATTATTTTTGTCCACCCATGTACTCAAAACGTTCTTTAGGTGATAAAAAAAGTTAAAACATCACAATTACGGAAGGATATAAGGATATTTTTCTGTCATATATGTAATTCACATGATGTCATGTAAAAAATGTACAACATGTAATATCGAAAAAGATATAACTGAGTTTCCCAAGAACAAAAGGTGTAAATATGGAGTTAGTTCGAAATGCAAAGAGTGTCGTAAAGCATATCAATCTCAACGCAATAACGCGCGGTCTACTGAACCTAAAAAATGTTCAACATGCCACGAAACGAAAGATGCTGAACACTTTTATTCGGATAAAAAAACTTCTTTTGGTCTTCGTTCAGAATGCAAGGCGTGTCTAAGCATATATGGTAAAACAAAAAGAGATAACCAACCTATCGAACAATTTCTCCGCTCTCTCCTCAGTTTTACCCGTAGTAGTGCTAAGAGAAGAACGAAGGGTACGCGCGTCATTTCCGTAGATATCGATCATACTGTTCTGATGAACCTTTGGAATGAACAACAATGGATATGTAACATGTCCGGCGTTCAATTGACACATAAGTCTTCAGGTATTCATAACTGTTCCATAGATCGCATCGATTCGTCGAAAGGTTATACGAAAGATAATATTCAACTGGTATCTGTCATCGTACAACAATTAAAATTTACGAGCGACATGGACACTTTCAAACATCTGATAAAAAATATAGTAGAATATGATGGTGTCAAAGGTACGAAAAAAATGACAGACGAAATTAAAAAGTTCATAAAAATGCGCACGAATGGGCGTAAAAAAAGTTGTGTTCACCGCACAAAAAAAGGCAGAGAGATACCCTTCGAAATTGATCATGAATGTGTAGAGAAACTTTATGAGGAACAGGGAGGGTTGTGCGCTATATCTGGATTAGAAATGGCTACGGAAACAAACAACAAGAAGAGTTTATCCATAGACAGAATTGACTCCAGTAAAGGATACATTCAGGGGAATGTTCAATTAGTGTGTGTAATTATCAATGAGATGAAGAATGAGTATTCGATGGAACTGTTTATGAGAGAATGTAAGAATGCGTATAATCATCTGAAATTGTAAAAATGTACTATTTTTGTTGTAAAATACACATATACTGTACAATCATGAAGCTTTCGAAGTATAGGTCCCCTAAATCTCTATGCGATTGAGTGGAAAAATGTAACTCGTCTCCGCAATGCGCTAGATTTTTCGAGAATGCACACCTAGTTAACATATCGTTGTTATGGTTTAATTCCCGTAAAACCTCATTTTGTTTATACGTGTCGTTGTGCTTCAGTACCTCCCCTGCAATGAACGCTAGGTCTTTATTAAACATGCGTCGGTATTCTGTTATGACGTGTTTCAATCGGTGCCTGTAATACTCGTGTGTCTCGGACGCATCGCTCTCCCCTTGGTGAAAGAGAACGCCTTCCACCCGAGTTGTCTTTGATTTCTTAAGTGCTTCCTTCATATATAATACCGATTTATCAAAAATGTCTCCTACGTCTTTTTTTCCATTTGTACTTCTGGGATATTCTGTATGGCTCCAACGACTTATAGACTGCCCTGGTGCGCCAACCACCACTAATCCCACCTTTCTTTGTGGAAATCTTTTGATGTATTTCTTCGCAAAATGAAACGCGAAACACTGGGCGTTTAGTGGCTTCGTTCCCATGTATCTTTCCAAACTTGCAATATCCCAGCTTTTATCATGAATGTTCCATGACAATATATTTTCATCCATTTGATCATCTTCATTATTTGGATCATAGTAGCCACCAGTCCCTTGACTGTTAGATTGGCCCGTAACTAAAAATACAACATCGGGAACGTGCTCGTGTCTATTCACGAAAATTTGCATGTTTTTCTGTTCATAAGAAGCCATCGGAAGCTCTGCGCCGTAAAACCCACCATGTATTTCTCCTAGTAAGTTAGAACAAGACATCATCACCTTTTCTTTATACCCTATCTGAATACATCCATGTGAACCGTGGAGCATTTCCAATGGATAGCCATGACGATTGAAATCAAAAGGTGTTGATCGAATCCAAATCTTTGATTTGCTCTTGATATCGGTTCCATCGCACCCTTTTATATGTCCATTCTCTACGAATCGCACGGTCGATTTGCCCGGTATACCTAGTTCTAAAATATCACTACAATCAAATGATGCATACATCCAAATATTATTCAACTCTAAATAGTATCCCACCCTAGAAAATGGTCTATTCGATATGCTATCGTAGTTATTTATGCGATAGCCCATAGGGCCAACATTAGGAATGTCCATTGAATACAACAACCGCATCTCGTGTGTCTCGGGAATAACATAACATGCATTACATGGCTTTGTTGCGATTTCAAAACGCCTACTTTCAAACAGATGAGCGTTACCAACTAACGTCCAATTTTTATTCTGACGTGTCATTGAACCAATCCCGATATCTGGGATCGAATAAAAGTTATTGTATGATATGAGTGCTTTTGTATCATCTAGACATGGGTCACCATCATAAATTTGAAAGCATCCATATTCGCCAAAATTTAAAATCATATCATCATACCCTAGCCTGCCTGATGGACCCGGTGTATAATCATAGGGTGAAATTCTTATATGACCATTTCGACGTGTAGTTTGTATGTATGGTGATATGACCTCTATGTTATTAACCCCCTTGTTTACAACCAAACCATTCAATCCGGGTATTGTTACATCGCAATGTTGAGACGTAAACGTATCCATCTCTACCCAAATAGATTGTTGACCAAATTGAGTGCTTCCTATGTGCATCATATATCCAATTCTATCAAACGGTAAGTGCTTTGTATTGTAATTATATAAATCGAAATCATAATCAATTCTTTTCTTCAATAACGGGATATTCAAAGAATAACATCCTCGCCATAAAGTCGCTTCTTTGATCAAAGAAGTGTACATGAAAGGTCTCACAAAAACTGTTAATGTTTTTTTGATATACTGCGCGCTGTTGTGCGAAAAAGACCAATCCTTAAACCCTCTTTGACAATTTCCCATACCAATATCACTCAACCCAAATTTGGCATTGAAGTTGTTGTATGCGAATATACACGTCCCATCGATGAAAAATTGCATACACCCATGCACTGCCTTCTCACCAGTTGGATCAATCTTCTTATTTGAACCCAATAAAGGGGCGTATACGTGTGGTGAAAACTCTATCAACCCTTTTTCATGATGCCCTTGTGGCAGTGATAATAAGTTTGTCTGTAACATGACGTTTGTTATTTGTTGATGATACGCATACTTATCAGGAATCCCGAGATGAGTTGCATCATTCGTAAAAGGATTCATAGACAGATATACCATTTGATGACCATACTCCATATGGAGAAGTTCTAAATGATATCCTATCCTATCAAACGCAGTTATTTGCTGTGAATTATCAATTGTATACATAGGGCGATACATATTTGATAAGTCTACACTATACAAGACAGACATCCGACCTTGCTCACTATCCATATAATATAAATATATAAAGATTTTTTCGGTGAAAAGAATAATTTATGTCGAGTGTTATCCCATTTATTCTTCAAACGTACGACGAGTGGAAAGCCGGGGGAAGTGAATCATCTTTTACGTCAAATGATGTGAGTTGGTCGTTTTCATCAAACGTCATAGGGGATAACATCGTCATAAGTTCACGAGATTCAAATAAACGCAGATATATCATTCAAACGAAAGGATTATTACTTTCTTTTATGAATGAATATTTTCACTAGATTTAAAATTTTAGACGCTTATGACAGTAACAAAATGGGGTCCGTACAACATAAGAATAAAGATTTTCTCAACACCATCGGAGAGATCATGGAGGATGCAACATTCAAAGACTTCTTCGACACGTACTTCAACGACTGGGACGAATGTGTGGCGGCTGTCATGATGATGAAGGGGTACCAAACGTTGAGCTTACAAAATCCCGAAGCTAGCTCGCAAGAAAAAATAAAAGTACTCAGGACGTACATGAAAAATGCTGACTTCAGGCACATGCTCGCAAATAGCATGTTCACTTTCATGAAACAACACAACACGACACAACATTTGTTTCTTCCGGAATAGTGGTTACTTTTTATACAATACCGAAAGTTTTTTCTTGATACGTTTTGCTATACCCGCTTCGCTTTCCCCTTGTGTACGTATTTTGAAACTCCGGGCAACTTTTTCTGTGATTGTCTTACGTGCTTTCAATGAGGGATGTTTATATGTCATAAAAAACGTAAAGAAACCAACGTTATATAACAAAACCAAAAACAGCATTTCCTTAATTTAAATATCGTAAAGAAACCTAAAGAATACCCACTTGTACGAAGTATGAAGAAAGCAGTAAGATCATGGTCGGGTGTGCTCGTCGTCACCGTGGTTATGCGCCCAGATGCTTTCAGCTGCACGCATAATTGCGCCTATTGTCCAGATGAACGCAAAAAGAAGGGGGCAAAATATGATATGCCGAGGTCGTATTTGTCATCCGAACCAGCAGTCATGCGAGCGATGGAATGTGATTTTGATACCGTCAAACAAGTACATAAACGTCTCGACCAACTCAAATCCCTTGGACATACCATTGATAAACTTGAAATTATTGTTCTGGGTGGAACATTCAGTGAATATCCAAGAGAGTATCGTGAATCCTTCATGACTGACCTTTTTTACGCCGCAAACGTGTACGATTCTAATTGTGAGTATGATGATCGGAGATGTTCCTTACAACACGAACAAGCGATGAACGTAAGTGCAAAATATAAAATTATTGGCATTAGCATTGAAACGCGACCTGATAGTATCTGCAAACAAGAATTGCGTCGATTGCGTATGTATGGTGTCACCCGTGTTCAACTAGGTATTCAACACACTGATGACTGGTTATTGGAAAGTCTCAACAGGGGACATACAGCAGAAGATGGAGTACGTGCTATTCGATTACTGAAGAACAACGGATTCAAAGTAGATATTCATGTGATGCCCGATCTCCCAGGTGCGACACCAGAAGGGGATAAGTTGATGCTTGAGAAAGTCATCACACATCAAGATTATATTCCCGATTACATGAAAATTTATCCTTGCTTGGATGTTGAATATACCCAAATCCGTGAATGGAAGCAAAAGAAGCTCTGGACCCCATACGCTGAAACAAATTATAAAGACCTTGTAGACGTCATCATACACGCCAAGCGATTGTGTCCAGAGTATATTCGGTTCAACCGAATCCAAAGAGACTTTCCAGAGGAAAACGAAAACCGCATTGGCTACGCATCGGAAACTATTAAATCGAATCTGAGACAACTCGTACAAGATGAATGTAAGCGAGTTGGTGTATCTTGCCAATGCATCCGTTGTAGAGAAATTAAAAAAGATACATATTCAGCATTTTGGTTTCGTGTCGAGAAATATGAGGCGTCGGGTGGTAAAGAGTATTTCATATCGGCGGTCACGAATACGAACCGCTTACTAGGATTTCTCCGACTTCGATTTAATGGTTGCGATGAAGTGTATTTTCCGGAACTGAAGAACTGTGGGCTTATACGTGAGCTTCATGTCTATGGGTTCATTTCCTCCGTAGACGGGAATAAAAGTGGACAGGCGCAACACATCGGTATAGGTAAAATCTTGATATGCATTGCGACAATCATTTCACTATGGAACGGATACAGATCGATGGCCGTCATTTCCGGGGTTGGCGTTCGCGGTTATTATAAACGCATTGGGTTTCAACTTAAGAAACCGTATGGTTATATGGTATTACACATGCACCCAGTGTTGTCTTACATGTCTGCGTTTTGGATTTTGGCATGGTATGCTCTTAAAAAAATGTGTCGTATATAGTATAGCCATGCTCACTGTATACTATCGTAACACTTGTCCATATTGCCAAAAAGCCATAGCGTACATCAAAAAGAAACATCTCACCTGTATATATAGGGATATTGATGATTACGGCGGGAAAGAAAATGTTTTCGGTGTTTTGAAAAATGAGAAACGTATACCTAAAACGTATAATACAGTTCCTGTCATTTTCAACAACGGAACATTCATTGGGGGATATAGCGAACTCATCAGTTTAAAATAATGCGTTGTACATAACATATATGATTCTGACTTGTGCTCATAAGGGTACACCTATTGGGTTGGGGTCGGTGAAGAAGCGTCTCAGAAATCACACTATTATTACAGGGGGGTCCGTTTCAAGTTATTATTTTTTGAGCCATGGCACATCATTGGGGGTATCTTCTTTTATTGGAGCAGTATCATCTGTTGCCTATGTTCATTTATTGTCGAAGTACGTCGAAAATATAGAATCCACCAGGTTTCAAAAACAGTTACTCGTCCCTGTCACAATGACTATTGGAGAATTTCTCTGGAATACTTATAGTGGTTCTACTATAGAACTCGACTATCTCACGACGGTTGTGGGATTCTTTGCGTATAAACTAGCTTTATTTGGATTTGTATTCGACGTCATCAAAGAGGATTTATCACCTAAAGAAGAAACGATTGACGAACATGAATAAACACAATGGAACTTGGTCGAGATGGCATCGAAACACTCCAGATTATCCACAAGGATGACATGAATGATATTCAACACTCTTTTTCGCATATGGAAGCATCTTTCCCCGAATACACCATGAACGCACGTCCTCTCGTTCTTGGTGGTTTCGCAGCATACGGCAACCCTTCTTCTTTTCACAATTCATTCGTTAAACACCTACGCAAGCAGTGTCTTGAAACGGTTATCAAAAATGGAATATTTACACGGTTTTTACGCGACATGAACGTTGAACATACCGATTATAAAATCGAAGTCTTATTCGACAGAATTCTACATAGGTTTAAAGGTCAAAAACCCGTTTCAGAAACAGCACACAGGGACATAACCCCTCACTCAGAATTACACGACGGCGATTACGTGTTCGGTGGATGGTTAAATCTATCAAACACGGACCAGTATTTTATGTGTAAGCCTGGTTCTCACTTGGATACAAAAGACACAAAAACAGCGGCTGAATCATCATCAGGCTTTAATACATTATCAAAAGAATCTACACAGACTGAATATATGCCATTCGGAAAAGAATTCACAGTGAAACCAGGACACTTGATACTATTTCCTCAACATATACTCCACGAAGTTTTGTCAAATAAATCAAAACACACTCAGTACAGGCTTT